GGATTTTTCCTTATCGGCCTTGATGTTTCCAGCAGGGTCGGTGCGGATGAAGATGTTGTCCATCATCCAACGGAGCACCGGCTGACCGCCATGCGCCAGTTTCTGTTCCAGCGTCAGCTTCATCAGTTCCTTGGTCGGCGGCGACATATCTTTGAAGCCCTGGCCGAAAGGAACAACGGTGAAACCCATGCCCTCAAGGTTCTGTACCATTTGCACAGCGCCCCAGCGGTCAAAGGCAATCTCACGAATGTTGTAGCGGGTACCGAGTTCTTCAATAAAGCTCTCGATAAATCCGTAGTGAACCACGTTGCCCTCGGTAGTTTGCAGGAAGCCCTGCTTCTTCCAAAGGTCGTAGTTCACATGGTCACGCTTGACACGCAGATCCACATTGTCCTCCGGAATCCAGAAGAACGGCAGAATGCAGTATTTATCCTCCTCGTCCTCCGGCGGGAACACCAGTACAAATGCCGTGATATCCGTGGTGGAGGAAAGGTCCAACCCGCCGTAACAAACACGGCCCTCCAGTGATTTTGGATCAACCGGAAAGGCACAGGCGTCCCACTTGTCCATCGGCATCCAGCGCACAGCCTGCTTGACCCACTGATTTAGGCGAAGCTGCCGGAACGAGTTCTCTTCGCCCGGATTCTGTTTGGCGCTGTCGCAGGCAGCTTTGACCTTATCTATGCCGACGGTAATGCCGAGGGACGGGTTTGCCTTCTTCCAGACCTTTGGGTCAGTCCAGTCTTCGGATTCGTCTGCCCCGTAAATGACGGGATAGAAGGTGGAGTCGTTTTTCCTGCCGTCTATGATGTCCTTTGCCTTTTGATGAGTTTCGTAGCAGATGGACTGCGTATCGTTGCCGGCTGTGGTTATAAGAAAATACAGCGGCTGCATTCTTGCATCGCCGCTGCCTTTGGTCATAACATCGAACAGTTTTCTGTTCGGCTGTGTGTGGAGCTCATCGAAGATGACCCCATGCGTATTGAAGCCATGCTTATTGGCCACATCAGCCGACAGCACTTGGTATGTGCTGTTGGTTGGCAAGTACTTGAGCGTCTTCTGGCTTTCCAGAATCTTTACCCGCTTGGCTAGTGCCGGACAGAGTCGCACCATATCCACCGCAACATCAAATACAATCTTCGCCTGGTTACGATCGGCGGCGCAGCCGTAGACCTCTGCTCTTTCCTCTCCATCACCGCAGAGGAGAAGGAGCGCCACAGCTGCGGCGAGCTCAGACTTGCCTTGTTTCTTAGGAATCTCGATATATGCTGTATTGAACTGCCGGTAGCCGTTCGGCTTCAGAATACCGAACAGGTCGCGGATGATCTGTTCCTGCCAGTCGATAAGTTCAAAAGGCTTACCCGCCCATGTACCTTTGGTGTGACAGAGGCTTTCGATAAAGGAAACGGCATAATCGGCGGCATCCTTATCGTACCGGCAATCCTTCAGCATGAATGCAGTAGGTTTGTATTTTTTCAGTTTTCGCAAGTCGCCGCCTCCTTTCGGACATAAAAATAGACACCCATCGGTGTCTTCAAAATCTATCTGTACGAGATACAGCCCCGCTGGGGGCTGCTCCCGGCTTTTACGCTGGGCTCAGTAGTTTTCGCCGTGCAGGAGAATCTCGACCGCAAGCTGCGTGTCCGGGTCGGCGGGCTTCACATCCCAGCCTCTGTCATAGTTGGCAACTATCGCACCATCGCGCTTGAGCATCAGCTTGCTGACGCGACCGCCGTCTATGCCGAACTGCGAGCCCTCGTCGTACTGCTTCATCCAGTAGTAAAAAACGCTGTCGTGAACTTTAAGGCTTCCTTCTTTCCACATAACCATTTCCTCCGTTCCTTTTGTTGTACACATATTACCTCTGAACGCACAGTATATCCAGCCATTCAGGGTTAATATAGTACACAATCTTTCGGGCAAAAGCTGTGCTTATTACAGCGGCTTATTCATCTCCTGTAAGGATAAAGCGGACATACGCGCTTCTGTTTTCCTCAATGAAATTCACCAGTTCGTAGAACTCCATATCGTAGGCGATTTTCTGAACCGCATGGATGTCGAACATATTCGTAAGACCCGTGTCACGGATGGCGAGGATCTGTTCCTTGACTTTATCTGTCATCATCGCACCTCTGGCATGAGTCCTCGCCGTAAGCCACGGACAGGCCGCAGCCTTTGTCCCACGAAACCATTATCGAGCCGATATCGTCGACGCCTCGCACGGTGCCTTTCGTGCCGACAGGCGGCGCTTGCGGGTCATCCATGCTGACAAGTTCCACACGGCAGCCTATAGGATACTGCTTGCGGATACTCTCGACCAGTTCTTTACTCGGAAATCTCATCACTCTCCACCTCCTTGTCCTGCAAGCTCATGACATCATCATAAAGGTCTGCGTTGATGCGCTTGGCTATTTCCTGCACCTTTGGGTTGCCGCTCTTGAACGCGCCGCTGCCGGAGAGGTTTCGGAGCAGGATTTTCCGCGCCGCCTTGTACTCGTCACCGATGAAACCCAGCCTGAGCAAGAAACAGCGGAATGCATACTTCTCATTTTCAACGTCTTTTTCCTTAGAGGTAATGTGCTTCTGGTTCTTCGTCATGGCGCACAGCTTACCGATGAATCGACTGTAGGCGTTGATTTCATCGGCAGCGGGTATCGTTTCAAACCAGGGGAAGGATACGCAGTCGTCGTGCATTTCGATGGGCGTTGAGGGAATACCCAACGCTTTCTGAATGAGAGAGCCTTTGGCGTCCAGAAGTGCGGTAAGGTTTCCAACGCTTACTTTGTCAAGCGGGATGCTGACCGTGAATCCTGTTTGCTCTGGCACACCGTATGCGGGCGGAGTGTACCCAACAGGTTCCGGCTCGAAGCCCTTTTCGAGCAGTGCCTCGACCAACATTTCAATCTCGTCGCTGTCGGCACAGTCATCGAAACTCACGATGCCGTTCTTATCGATGGTGATGTAATCAACCTCATAAGCGAAGGTCGGCGCTCCGAGGTATTTCGGTGGCACTTCCAGAATCTCGCCGATAGCCGAAACCAGCCGTTTGCGGTCATTGCCTGTTACTTTGTAATTAAATTCGAATGCTGTCATTTTGCAATCCTCCTTTGTTTTTTGTAGTGTGATATTACCGTCAGTGTGCGAAAATAGCCAGTCATTCAGGCAATATATATCACACGATCTTTCAAAGGATTACTTGTCCTCGTTGTGCGCATACCACACAATTCCACGAAGAATGAAATACACGCACGGAAGAGCGATACCGTTGCCCCACATCTTATATTCGGCAGCGTCGGAGTACGGGTCTTTCAGCCATTTGAGAATCTGCTTTTGTGTCTTCGGCTTGCTACTTGTACCCATGATTTTTCGGTGCGTTTCAAAAACATCCGTCCAGAAATCGACCTCTCCGTATGATGGGTTCTCCGTGCCGAGATTTCCGCACCACCAGTCCGGGAAACCTTGCAGTCTCGCACATTCGGTGGGAGTTAGGCGACGTACGGTGTATTCGGCATCAGAGCGAATGACCGCGCCGGGACCTTTCGCTACAAGCGTAGGCTGTACCTCCTCCGCTACGGATGGAACAAACCTTGCGTTTTTGCCCTGGTTCATGGCATCTCTGCCGACTCCGTATGAAGTCGGTTCGTTTATGACATTGGGGTCTTTATAGTCCCGAGCCATCAGCGTCGGAGATTTTTCCTCGCACACCTGCGTGTATTCACCGGTCGTCATGGCATAAACGGCGTGACGGTCGGTCGCGTCAAGAGTAAAACAGACATCTTCGTTGATGCCGTCGCCCTGCGGACCGTTCTCGTCTTTTCGACCGATCATAGAACCTTGCAGAATGTATGTCTGCTGCTTGGTGGCAACTTTACAAAGCGCACCGCTCTTGTTTCCGAGCGTCCGAACCTCGTCACGCTGATTTTGCGTGAACGGAATGCCCTCGACCACGGCAATGCCGCCTTGATTACAAGCGGGATTGCCGCCGTTGCCGTCAAGGCAGCGGGAAGAATCGGCTTTATAAAAACCACTGTGCGGATTATCGGACTTCATGGAATTGGAGTCCTTGGAACAGATGCCGTAAGCCTCGACTACGCAGTTAAAGTTGTCTTTATCCGGCATTCGCTGATTGCCTCCGGCGTTGTTGGCGGTCAGCGTTGGCGATATATCCGAGCCGTCCCACGCCCTCGGTTCAAAGAGGCTCTGGTCATTGTTGCAGCCAAGCGTGGCAGATTTGTCTTCCTGGATAAGCGCACCCTTGCCTCCGCCTTCGCAGCCGGAACGGATCTTCAGCGTCTTTGGCGTGCCCACCACAAACGGCTGATTGTTACCGCCGGTACCATAAGTAGAAAGAACCGTGGGTGCAATGTCCCCGGTATCTGTGAACCGGGTATCCTGTCCGTGGTTTTCATACACGGTAGCGGGAACAACTCCGGCACGGAGTGTGGGTGAGCGTTCTTCCTCAAATCCCACAGACCTCGCTTTCGCCGAATGCTCGGTGCAGAAGCCCGCCGATTCCATAACGCATGGAGGATGGTGCGCTTCCGCACGGAGAGTACAGGTCACATCGTCCGTTACATCCATTCGATTGCCGCCCTGGTCGTTAAGTACCACACCGTTTCTGCCGGTACTCATTCCGCAGTTCACCCCAAGGGTAGCGGACTTATCTGCAGTCAGACAGCCGTTATATCCATCAAAGCCGATGCTTGACGGGTCAACGCCGTTTGCAGCACCGGGGGCAGTTCTTTGCCACGCACGGAAGCCCTCCGCAGAATACCCAGACAGGCCTTCGGACTCAAATAGTATTTGTCCGGCACTCCCGCTTGCAAGATCTGCGACAAGGAAGATTCGTTTCCTGCGTTGGGGTACTCCCCAAAACTGCGCGTCGAGTACTCGCCAGGCAACGGAGAAATGATCTCCCACAATTTCTCCCGCGAATTCCCACTTCGCATATTCAGGAACTGACAATTCTTCGTCTTTAATCTTACATATCGATTCGAGGACTGCCTTGAAGTCAGCGCCGCCGTTTGAGGAGAAGGCGCCCGGCACATTCTCCCAACAGAGCCATCGAGGTTTTTGTCCATTGGTTGCGCACCTCATTTCTTTTACGATTTGGACGGCTTCATAGAAAAGGTTTGAGCGGCTGCCGTCCAGTCCCGCTCTCTTGCCCGCCACCGACATATCCTGACAAGGACTGCCAAAGGTGATGATATCCACAGGCTCGACTTCGCCGCCGTGCATATTGGTAACATCACCGTAGTGTTTCATGAAGGGTAGCCGTTTCGTGGTTACCCGGATAGGAAAGGGTTCGACCTCGCTTGCCCAGATAGGTTGTATTCCGGCAAGCAGTCCTCCCAAAGGAAAACCCCCGGAGCCATCAAACAGGCTTCCGAGGGTCAGTTTATTCGTCTGTTCCATTCTTGACCTCCCCATATTTGAGGGTCTGTCCGTTACGGATCACGGACACATTTTCACCTGTGCCGACCTGCTCGATGTAGCGATTCACGATGACATCGCAGAATTTCTCATCAAGTTCCGCCGTATAGCACACCCGCCCGGTCTGTTCACAGGCAATGAGCGTACTGCCGCTGCCCCCGAAGGGGTCGAGAACCAGTCCGTTTGTCTGAGTGGAGTTGCCTAGCGCGTATGCGAGCAGCGGGATAGGCTTCATAGTGGGGTGGTCTCCGTTTTTCTTCGGCTTATCGAATTC